TCAGTCGTTGGTAGACCGTTGATTAGAGGGTTGACAGCTTTCACTTGTTTAGCGTTCGCCATGGAACGAGCAAGAGCTTTTGTGTATCTAGAAGCTAGTCTATCGTAGAGGTTGTCTTCGATAGCTTCTTCTGTGATAGCGAAAGCTAGAGCCATTGTTTCATGAGTGTATCGAGCCGTGAATGTTTCCTGAGCTTGGTCGAAAGAAATTCCTTGACCTTCAGGTTTCACTTGTGCGTTTCCAAAACCACTTAACATTACTTCTTCTTCAAAAGCTCTGTCAGATGATTCAATGTTATAAATTTCAGCATGCTGATTTTCATAACGTTTATACTCAAGTCCAAATAGTGCATTTAGACCTGGTTCTAGTTCTTTGACTAGCTGTGATCGTGATATTGCCATAGTTTAAATACTCCTATTATACTGCACTTGAGAGGAACAAATTAGCACGAGCGCTTGCAACAACAATAAAATTACATCCAGCCGCTGAAACATCATTATTTTCAGGGTCTTCTGCAGATCTTAACAATCTAAACATGTAGCCGTCATTGTCGGCAGCTACGTTCAGAGTTGCCACAGATTGCCCGCTTACTGCGTTGGCAAGTGTGTTGTTGTTAGGGTTCATTCTAAAGCCTGTACTTGCCATTGTTACTGCGGCATCCGCTTTACAAATATATTCTTGAAAAGGGTTGTCGTTCACAAAAGCAAATCCGTCGGTACTGTTTGCATCCGTATTAGGATTAGCAGCAAAAGATGTACTCGCTGCTACATTGTTTGCCCAAGTTGGTTTGTTTGTAGTGTTCGCAATATAAAATGCGCCATTAAAAACTCCAATAAGGGGAGCCGCCGATACTGGTGAGTCAACATTGTAAGATGCTCCTCCAGTTCCGCCGTCGTCAGTTGTAGCAGGAGTTGCGTCTTGTACATAACCTTGGTCACCACTTGAATCTTGAAGTGATACCGGGTCATTTTGTACAATCGCAATACCTAAGCCGCTTTTGATTTTGTACTTTGATTCTCCAGATGTTGCTGGTGTATTACCAAGCGCCATCACAGGAACAAAGCCAAAACCAGTAGTCGAAGCATTAGCCATAATTGTTCTCCTTTGTTTACAGATTTTAATCTGTAAACGGTTAGCTTAAAAAATCGATGATAGGGAATTGGTTGTTATCCCGAGAAAATTAGCTTTTCTTTGTACCACCGAAGGTTACACGAGACTGCCTGTCAACATTGATAGGCATACTCTTATGTTGCTCCCTCATTAGATCGTTTTCAATTGCTTCATCCATTCCATCCGCACGTTTTTTAACATACGCTGTTCTGGCTTTTGCGATCTCGTCGGGTACCTTTGCAAGCAAAAGGCCACCAACCCCAATTACCCCCTTGTATTTTCCAGTGTCTAACACTGGGTAATCAGAAGCATTCTCGACTTCTTCGGCTCTAACTAATTCATAACCAGATCTTAATCTGCCTTGAATATTTTTAGAATCTTCGAAGCCCATAGATTCTGCTCTGATCCATCTGTACCTGAATCCATCAGGCGCAGGGGGTGCATCTAGAGAAGATGGAGGAACCCACACTTTTGGTCTTTCAGTTTTTGACCGTGTTTGGTTCGCACGAGAAGTTTTTTGTTCATCTTTTTTCATACGCTTATACCTCCTTCGTGAGTTGTCGTAATTGTTTTGCGTAGTCTTCGAGTGGCACACCTAATTTTTTCGCAATAGCGACTTGTGAAGGTGTGAGTTTCACAGTTTTGCGGCCAGGTTTTACACTTCTATTCGCTGAAGCCACCGACTGAACGGGTTTGGCCGTTTGTATAGTTTCACTTTTACCAAACTTATGAGGAAAGTCAACACGTATTCTTTTATTAACTTCTTCATAATACTCATCCGACTTAGGATCATAACCCTCTTTTTCCACTAAATCCTTGTGAATTTCAAAGGCTGTGAATGTCATAGCTCGGTCTTGACCAAACCATGAATTTTCAGCTGCCCATGATTCCGCTTTAGGATCACTTGGTTGAGCAGGTAATGATGACGGAGTTTGTGTTGGTAATTTACCACCGTCAGATAACTTGACGTCTTCTGCACCTTCTTCTTTGCGTTGCTGCATTCTCGCATTCTCAAACGCTAACGTCGCAATTCGCTTATTGGCTTGAACTTGAGCTTCTGCATCGCCAGATTGAATAGCTGCGGCCAATTCTCGTTGCGCCGCATCCATACCGGTTTTAACATTAGTTTCAAATCTTTTCCAATAATCAGAGTCTAGTTTTGTAAACTTCCTCTGATCAAGTTGTCTTTGATTCTCCAAAGCTCTTGCGTATTCTGTTGCAGAATCCCTTTGTCTTTCTGCTTCACGCATTTTTCGAGTTAATTTAGAGATACGATTTTGTACCCCTTTGCTATATTCCTCTAGCTTAGAATCTTCTTGTTTCTGTTCCTTCTTTATTTCTTTAATTGTTTCTGGTTCTTGTTCCGTGGGTTGTGTTTCTTTCTCTTCGGTTAACGTAACTGTTGGTTCTTTTTCCTTCGTGTCTACGACGGACTCGTCTTTCTCCTCAGGCACATTTATCTCGGCGCCCGGACCAGACGTATCAATATCAACAGTTTTCTGTTCCTGTAACGACTCTTTAAATTTTTCGTCGCTTTTTGGTTCAGTAGGCATAGTTTCCTCCTATGTTGTTAAAATGCATGAAGAATATCTGTTGGATCCTTCACGGTTGCTAAAATTTCGTCATCATTAAGAAGACGAATTTCCCCACCTTCAATTTGAATACGCGATCCCGCGTATCGAGCAAAAACAACCCAATCGTTGATCTTGCACCATGGGCCTTCTGGATAACGTTCTTTATCGTTATAACATTGTGACCCCATTGCTAAGACTAATCCACATTGAGAGCCAATTTGTTGTCTCTCTAATGTACTTTCAGTCATTAACACTCCCCCTTTTGTTCTATCATTCATTTTAAATGGCAGAACAATAATTCTCCAACCCGTAGGTTGTGGTAATAATTTTTTTTGTTTTTTGTATTTTTCTTCTAAAGCGTATTTAGGTTCAGGCTTTTGGTTTGTCTGTTGAGTTTCCTTTTGGGATTTCAACGATGTTTCTTCTTTTTGTGTCATATGGCTCCTTCTCATCTAGCAGGTTAGAGATTTCCTGTTTCACTGATTCCAGTGCGTTTATCTGTCCAGTTATATACTTATATGTGTTCATGTTGTCAACCCCACCGGACGAAACCGAGATTGCTAACTGTTGTATGCGTCGATCTAAAGCTCGACGAAGCTTATAAATTATTTGTTCTAAATCCATTAACTTTCAATTTTTGGCATTTTAAAGCCAGGATTGCTATAATACTTTTGATAGCTTTTGTTTCCTACTTTGACTCCGCCTAAACTTCCATGAACATAACTTCCAATGTAAGGTTCCGTTACTCCACCTTCAGCCATGTTTTTTCTTTTAGTAATATTACTTAATATTTCAGCTTGTTTAGCATGTGCCTTTGATGCTTTTTTAAGTTTAGAAGCAACGTGTTTAATTTCTTTTTTCATTACTTTTTACGTTTCTTAGTTTTAGCTTTTTTCTTCTTTTTATTTTTTTTCTTTTTCTTAGCCATTATTTCCAGCCTTTCTTTGCAATTTTAGGTTTGCCTTTTATTAAACGTGCTGAAACTAAATTTCTCACATGAGTTACAGGAGATATTATAGTTTTAACAGCTTTATGAACTTGGCCACCTTTTTTAAGTTCTTTACGAATTCTATGTTTTTCTTCCCGTAGATTTCGTTTGCCTTTTCTAGTATATGCTCTTTCAGCATCTACTCGACCCAGTTCTTCTAGTCTGTTTTCTCTTCTAGTATTTGCCATTATGCTGCCTTCCTTTTCTTAGCCATTTTTTTAAAAGTCTTAGCTAAAGCTTTAGCACGTCCAGTGCAACCTTTTTTAGTTATCGGTGTACATTTACCTTTAGTGCCTCTTCGTTTAATTGAAGCCGTTGCTTTTTGAATCCATTTCTTATCTGCTTTACCACCTTTTTTAAACCCAACTCTTCCCCCTTGGGCTAAGCCTTGTCTTAAAATGGGACTGTGACCTTTTATTGAAATATCTCCCATTATTTTTTACCTTTTGGTATATTTAATTTTTTTCTTTTTCTCTCAAGATCCCCGGATTGTCTAACAATAGAAGGCACAGATTTTTTGCCTTTTTGTTCTGATAAAACTTTAGTCGTATGAGGTCTTCCAAATCTTCTTACCCCTTCAGCCGTAGATTTTTGTAACCTTTCAAATGTCTTACGTGATTCTTTCAATCCACCCACACCAGGTTTAAATTTGATAGTGCCTGTTCCACTTGATCTAAGATTTTTACCTCTTTTAAGAGCTCTTCCAAAACCTCTTTTTGCTATTCCAAATATACTAGCCATAATTCCTACTTGTTAATTTTTTGGTTAGGACGTTTACCCCATTTTCCATAAGACTCATCTCTACGATCTTTCATAGATTGTTTCTTAGTGGATTCTTTTCCAGTACGCATTCCTAGAGATTCATCTTCTCTATCTTTGTAGCCTTGTTTTTTAACAGAGCCACCTTTTTTCTTCCCAGCTTTATAAGGGAATCTGGATTTATAAGGTCTTGTTCCAAAGTCGTTTCTCATATGTTTCTCCTAAATTGATTGTTATTATAATTAACTATAAAAAGCAATACTATTTCTTACCACCATTACGGAAGATCTGAGTACCCTTTATACCAAAAACGCTCGCCACGACGAGAATCCATAAATTTGTGAACCATTTTGGAAGGTTAGAAAAATACTCAAAAAAGATCTCTATCTTTTGCATAGCCGCCGGATCCTCTGTCCACACCGACCAAGCGAGCACCAGGATGGGGAGCGTAAGTATCGCCAAAACGATCTCGTCCTTGTAGTCGTTTTGCCGAGCTTCTAAAAGTTTGCCCTGGTAAGTTTCCTCACCTCGGGCCATACGTTCTGCATGCATCAATTGTGCATCAGACATAGCCATCTTTGTTTTCTGGCGGTTAGCATAAATTTTTCCACCAGCCTGCAAAGCAATCTTTGCTAAACTAAACCAGGCCATATTAGTACCAAGTTGCTTTTTGTTTTCTTGCTTTACCTGTACCTTTAACGTCGACGGTATATCCTTTACCAATATACACGCCTTTTCCTCTGAAACTTGAAAGACCTTTTGGATCCATTTCCAAATTTTCTTGTTCAGCAGGATTTACTACGTTTTTTGTCATCGTCAAAGGAACTTTTCCTTTTCGAGCAATAGTAGCAGGTTTCTGTTGTACGTTTTTAGTCATAATTTACTCCTTAATTGTTGTATACTACCTTTTCGGACCTTTCAAGGTCTTTACGTCTTTCGCTTTCATGCGATCAGACGTTAGTTTAGTTTCAGCGGACATAATTGACTTAGCAATCGCCGTATCAGCTCTTAAATGAGCTAAATCTTCGTTTTGTTCAAGCTTATCGTCCGTAATTTCTCTATTTTGGACTAATTTTGCCTTATCTAGGTTAATTCTAGCCTTAGTTTCTTCTTCTTTACGCTGATTTTCCATAGCTTTCAAGTCAACTTCTCTTGATTTTAACTTTAATAGCGG